ATCGACAAGTTTACTATAATGGGTGCGCTTGTCGCCTACTATGGTGGAACAGTTTACCCAGAGGATTCACAATGAATGACTACGACAGAGAGGCCATTGAGGCCAAGGAAGACTACGACGCTGAGCAGTACGACGTCGAGAAGGACAAAGCCATGCTTGAGGCGGATGAGTTAGCCGCCATCGTGCGTAAACAATTTATACAGGAGGGGTTATGCTAGACGAGTTAATCTTAAACAGCGCCGGACGCTTTGTCACGGTGAAATTCTATAAGAAGTCGGGTGAGCTGCGAACCTTGAATGGTCGTATGGGTGTCATTAAAGCCCTGCGACATCCAGTAGGGGTTGGGGTTAACCACTTGGACAAAGACGCCTACATCACCATCTGGGACATGCAGAAGAAGGGCTATCGCAGCATAGCTAGGGATTCCATTGTCTCCGTATCTATTAACCATCAACACATGGAGGCATGAAGATGCTGTTACGCAACATAACGGTTAAGGGCTACGCTAACGAGGAGGACGGTGGAGAACCTGCTGTCACCCTTATCATCAGCTCAACCTTAGTGCAGGAGGAGCTTCAGGCTATCCTCTCGCCCATCAGAGAGGCATTCAACAACCTAGGTGAGAGCATGTCCTTTGATGTTTCGTATAGGGACTGCGATGTATGAAATAAGAACCATGTGGACGAATTTACTCGTCTATCGTACAACCGAGAGGGCTAATGCTCTCTACTGGTTGGAAGAGAATAACCAAGAGGGGGTATTTAAATTGGTTGCGGTTAAATGAAAGTTGTGTTAGTATACGTATCCCTTGTTATTGCTGTCACCTTTGGTGGTAGTGTAACAGGGGATTACATCAAAAAACAATACGAGGTGAACAGATGAGATGCACTTGCTGTAACGTGATTTTAACACCATTTGAGGCCACGATAAAGAGAGTTGCCGACAATAGCTTCCTAGATATGTGTGAGGGCTGCTTTAGCTACATATCTGACGAGGTTAAGGTGTTAACACGTGAAGATTTAAGAAGCGAGGTTGGCACGGATGTTGCTAACTATATAGACTTAGAAGATAAGAGGGAATTATATGATTAACACGCTTGAGGGTAAAGAAGATGACTGTATAGGGATACAAGCGGAGATATCCTTATACTATACATTGTCTGACGCGCACGACCTAATTCAAACAATAGGACTCAAGCAGTTTCTAGAATCCCTCTACCATGAGAAACAGGGGAGACTACTAACCATCGAAGAGTACGAAGCGATGCAGGTGTTACATGACAACTGGGATTTATAATGGCATTCAAGAAGATACATCAACCATGCCCCGACTGCGGAGGCACTGACCCACTAGCTGTTAACGAGGACGGCAGTACCAAGTGCTTCAACTGCGGAACGTACAGGAGGGACGAGGCGGCGATAGAACCCTCTACCCATACCCACGTATACACCGAGGCAAAGAAACCCGTTGTAGCCCGTTCTGATGCGTATGTGGGGGCTTTTCCAGCTCGACGGTTAACCATTGCAACCATGCGTACCTACGAGGTGGAGCAAACCACTGATGGTGAGGTGATATTCCCCTACCACAACAAGACAGGTGAGGCTATCGCTGTCAAGGTGCGGAGTAAGGATAAGCTGTTCAAGGTCGAGGGTGACTGGAAGGGTGCGGTGCTGTTCGGTCAAAGTCGCTTCCAACAGGGAGGGAAGGTGCTCACGATAACAGAGGGTGAGTTCGATGCCTTGGCTGTCCATCAGATGACTAGCCTCCCTGCTGTTAGTGTGCGCTCCGGTGCTCAGAGTGCCTTGTCCGACTGTAAGGCAGCGTTCGAGTGGATTGACTCATTCGACAAGGTGGTTATTTGCTTTGACAACGACGAGGCAGGGAAGGAGGCCACGAAGAAGGTAGCTGAGCTGTTGGGGTCGAAGGCGTGTATGTTCAGGCATCACAACGACTACAAGGATGCGTGTGAATGGTTAGCGCATAAGAGTGAGGCACAGTTTAGTAATGCGTGGTATGGGGCTGATGCGTACAAGCCAGAGGGCATCGTCACCGTAACAGATATTAAGGAGAGGTTGTTAGCCCCACCAGTAGCAGGTGTACCGTGGTGCTTTGATACCCTCACAGAGGTGACGTATGGTAGACGTAAGGGAGAGTTGTATGCTTTCGGTGCTGGTGTTGGGGTCGGTAAAACTGACGTGTTTACTCAACAGATTGCCTATGACATTGACAAGCTGGGTCTGCGGGTCGGTGTTATCTACCTTGAGCAGAACGTGGTAGAGACAAGTCAGCGTGTGATGGGTAAGCTAGACAAGAAGCTGTACCATGTGCCTGATATGGATTGGACGCGACAGGAGTACGAGGAGAGTGTTGACAGGCTAGAGGATCGTGAGCAGCTGTACATGATGGAGCACTTCGGTGCGATGGGATGGCGTAGTATTAAGAATATCATCAAGTTCTTTAACAAGGCTTATGACATTGACCACATCTACCTAGACCACCTAACTGCACTGTCAGCTAACGAGCAGGATGAGAGGCGAGCACTTGATGGCATCATGGCAGACATGGCCTCACTAGCACAAGAGCTAGGCATCATCATCCACTTCATTAGTCACCTCACCACACCAGAGGGTAAGGCGCATGAGGAGGGCGGTCGTGTGTTAGAGAAACACTTTACTGGGTCTCGTGCTATCGCTAGGTGGAGCCACTATATGTTCGGGTTAGAGCGCAACAAGCAGCACTCCGATCCTATCAAGCGGCAGACCACCACATTTCGTGTGTTAAAAGATAGGTTTACCGGTCGTGCGACTGGGATTAAATTTGGCTTGCAATATAACCAAAAGAATGGTATACTGTCAGAATCAATTGACCTTATGGAGGATGACAACATATGATGGAAGACTACGGGTATTGCAGTAAGACAGGAGTATGCTTCAACCCCTTTGGCATCAAGCCCGAGTGGGTGCAGAAACGAGCGTACAAGATACGACATGGATTGTTAATTGAACAGACAGAGGAGGCGTTGTTTTGACAGAGACTATTGGAACATCAAAAGTAACATTAATCCGTGAGAACGAGGATGGTAGTGCAGACTATCAACTCAACTTTTCACCGGAGGAGTTGGATGCGTTGGTTAGGCTAGGTATATTAACCGCACTTCAAGTGGCGATTGAGGATGCTAAACGCCTTAACCCAGAGGAACAAGATGATTGATAACATAACCCTATGGCACAGACGAGCACGACCAGAACCAACGGTGCGTGACCTAGATGTTCAGATAGGCTGTCACATTGAGGAGTTCATTGAGATGATGGATTCGTTGAACATAGATGCTAACAGTGACTTGGCTAGGGCGCTTGATGATTTAGAGGAGTTCGCTGACGCATTGAAGGCAGGTGTTAAGACTGTATCATCAATAGATCGTGAGCCGCTACTTGATTCATTAGCAGATCAAATTGTTACGGCTGTCGGTGTTGGTGTGTGCGCTAAGATGGATATGAATGCAGCGGTGCAAGAGGTTAATGACAGTAACTGGTCTAAGTTTAACTACAAGGGCTACCCTGAGTTCGATGAGCATGGTAAGGTAAAGAAGGGTGAGCGTTATCGTAAGCCTGATTTGAAGGGGATGTTTTGATTAACCCCTCTTTTATAAAGTTGAATGAGCTAATCCCGGAAGGTGATTGGGAGTATTTTGAAGATCGTGAGATGTCAATGCGCGAAGCCGCAGGAGGGATTAAGTTTATGAAGGATGTAACAGAGACGCTAGACCAGCGTGAGAATCGTTACGGTGAGTACAAGAATGTGTCAGCCACATCACAGTGGTTAAAAGATATTATGCGTGGGGGTGATAGTTGGAATGCGATGGAACCCTATATGCAGGAGAGCTTGGACTTGATTGCCAACAAGCTGTCGCGTATAGTAAACGGTGACCCCTTCTATGATGATAGTTGGCACGACGTGGGTGGTTATGCTAAACTAGTGGAGATTGAATTAGCGAAAGGAAAGTAATGTGAACTTAGTTCTCGATATCGAGACAGACAGCAAGCAGACCAAGATTTGGTTATGCTATACCCATAACAGCGAGACAGGCGAATACATATGTCACACAAAACCGGATACACTCATACCCTTAATAAACAAAGCAGAGAGATTGATAGGACACAACTTGATCGGCTTCGACGCACCAGTGCTCAACAGGCTTTGGGGAACGAAGATTGGATTGAAGAAAGTGAGAGATACCTTGATAATGTCAAGGCTACTCAATCCCTCTATCGAAAACGGGCACAGTTTAGCGGCGTGGGGCAAGAGACTGGGGAATAACAAGGTTGAATACACCCGTATTTGGCATTGGATGAAAGGGTTACAATATGACAAAACTTCTACTGCTCCTTATGACGATCCAGTTGATAGCCTTAACCGCTTTTATTGTAGACAGGACGTGTCAGTAACTGTTGACTTGTACAAGTACCTAGATGAACAGTTGGTTGATTGGGGTGAGAGTGTGCAGCTTGAGCATGACGTTGCCGCTATCGTGTGCAAGCAAGAAAGGCATGGGTTTAGATTTGATGAGGCTAAGGGCAGGGTTCTATTGGCACAGCTTTCAGGCGAGGTTGCTGATATTGAAGGTGAGTTGCAAGCTACGTTTCCTCCGATTGTGGAGAAGCGTATCAGTGAGAAGACAGGCAAAGAGCTGAAGGAGAAGGTAACCCCTTTCAATCCCGGCAGTAGACAACAGATTGCTGAGAGGCTTGCGTCCCTTGGTGTTAAGTTTACGCAGGAGACAGAGAAGGGGAGTACCATCATCAACGAGAAGGTGTTAGAGGGCATTGACTTACCAGAGGCTAAACTAATTGCTCGGTATCTAATGCTCCAGAAACGCATCTCGCAGGTGAGTAGCTGGTTTGACGTGGTTAAGCCAGATGGTAGGGTGCATGGTAGGGTGATAAC